TCGCTTTTGCTCTTTCGATGCGTCGTTTAACTTGTCGGTCGAGCAAGTAGCTGATTACTAGGGCTATTGTAATTGCCTTCGCCATATCTTTCCTCCTTCCTACATTATTTATTATACCTCCTAACCTATATAAAATCAACCTTTTTCTTCAAAAATTCCTATTTTTTTATATAAAAAAATATCCCCCGTTCGGCACGGGGGATTACGAAGCTATATGCGATTGTATCTATATTATACCAAAGAAATTGTCAGTATACCAAACGCTGACCGATATAGATCCAGTTAATGTTGCTGATGTGGTTACGACTAGCCAGTGCACTTACCGACACGCCCAGTCTGCCGGCGATACCGCTCAGTGTGTCACCACGTCTTACAGTGTAGGCACGTGTGTCAGTCTGTCCGCAGATGGTCAGCTTGTCGCCCGGGTGCAGCGTGCTGTAAATCGTTTTGCCATTACGTGCAGCCAACGTGTACATAGACATTCCATACTTAGCTGAGATACTCCACCAAGAATCTCCCGGCTTAACAAGATAAGAGCCGTCTGTCTGCGTTGCCTGCTTTCTGGTTTGCAGAATCTCAACATCCTTGCGCTTGATCCAACTCATGATCCCAGACAACAGCACCCGGTCACCACTTGTCTGTTGTACCTTGTAAGACTTGCCTTTAACCCAGTTAGGGATAGCTTGACCGCTTGCCCAATTACGAGCGCTAAAGTTAACCTTAACAGTAAAACCAGGTTTGATATCAGATTTATCCGTGTTGTCGGCCACAATCCCCTGTTTTACCGCCTGCGGTTTGCTGACCGGCTTGGTTGCTACACCATTGCGGTACCCATTTTGAGTTATACCCAGCAAGTCAACGTTCCCATCTAAGCCGCCCGCTTTATACATGCTAGTGAATTGCCATTCGGCAATGCCATCGAGTGATGGGAAGTAAGCATATTCAGGCGACGTTGTTACAGCGTAGTCCTTGTACGCAGCAATCCAAAGCGAGTTAGGAAATTCAGACAAAATCCGCTTGTAGTCAACGTGTGACAACGTATATGGCTTGTACGAGTAATAAACTGGAGTATACCCGTATTGCTTGATACGCCGCATAGCATAGATGATGGCATCCGTATTTGCGGATTGATCGCAAGAAGCACCATCTTCATAGTCAAGCGCTACGATTGACTGCTTGGGTGTTTGCACGCGCGGCAAGAAGTAATCCATACACTGCTTGGCTTTGGAGATGTCAGAGCCGACCTGATACCAAATGTATGTGTGCATCCTTAGTCCTTGGGCAATCCCGGTAGCGACCTGTGACTGGTAGGTGGCCTGCGTGTAGATACCGCCCTGGTTGATACCGCCGATTTGTGAGATGGCGAACTCGTCACTTGCCTGACCTTTAACAGCCGTATACCCTTGATACCGTGATAGATCCGTTCCCTGCGCCCTGCTTGCCTGCGCATTCTGACCGCATAAAAAAAGCCCTGCACATATAGCAAAGCCCAACATAATTTTATTTCTCATCGTCGTCACCTCGATAATCGTCGGATAACTTATAGATATACTTTTTAAGCCAAGTCGGAATCGGGATTCCCATTTGGCCTAAGTTTTCCGTGATAGAAATCGCATAAAATAGAATGTAGAAAATCAAAAGCGTATCGGCCATGCCGCTAGCTCCGTAAATATCACAGAACGGATATAACATACATACGATCAACAGCAGAGTCGAGTGCTTGATAAGTCCGCCGATTCCCTTACTGGACGTTGTCTTTTTGTTGACCAGGGATTTGACGAACCCCGTCATGACGTCGATTAGAACCGCTAGGAAAAACGCAAAGAACACAGGGTTATCAATCAGTGCCGACAAATGTTTGATGTATTCTATATGCAACATTTAATCACTCCTTTTTTATCCTACCCACCCACCACTATTACGTTAACCTACGATTTTGATCAGTTTGGCGTGCGCAAGATCGCTGATTTGCTTGCGTGTCAAATCGTCAAGTGTTTTGCCATCTGTCAAATCCGATACCGACAACTCAATGCTTGCCGATACATAGTTAGGTGACGCGTCGAATCTCATCGAAACGTTGATACTTTGTGTTGTTCCGTCCTCATTAAAATTATATTGAATGTTAGTCAATTTCATTTTGCTCACTTTCCTTTGCTTTTAATTCTTCAATTTGTGCTTTGAGTTCTGCAATAGTTACTTTGTCATTTGCGATTTCAATCGCTAGTTGTTGAATTACGTTTTGAGTGTGTTCCATTATTTATCAATCCTTTCTTTCAATGTATCAATTTCCTTTAATAAACTCTGGACAACAACGGTTAAGTATCCTAATTGCGTCCCGTCATCACGGCCTGTTCCATCTACAAAAGCACCGGCCGCACGATACTGTGGTTTCTCATTGACGTCATCAATGATTAGGCTGGCATAGTGTTTGCCGGTCTCCCCGAACTCTTTAAATTGATAATCGTAAATGTCGGTATTTTTGATAGCGTTAATGGCGGTTTGGGCATCAAGTTTTTGGACATTCATTTTTTTGGACAGCGCTGAGGTGTTGACAAACGATGGCGCATGCATTTTAGGACCCCACCATAGATCGGAGGTGCTGTCATTAAGGTTGATGGTGTGTTCGCCATTGTATGTCAGCCTGTTCATGATGATATTACGATTATCCTTGCCGCAAGCATTAAGTTTGATGTCCCAAGCGTTTATCACGATGGAAGAACCGGCTTTACTCAAATCTGCGGGGTTATTTAACCGGCCACCAACTTGAACATATGGTCTGTTATTAATATCCGAGATGCTTATGTCTTCATAAACTTCACCGGCTGTTATAAAGATAGTTTTATCACCCCCCAGCATCATTCTGCCATCATCAGCTCCGATGATTCCAGTTCCAGAAAATTTAGCGAAAAGAGGGCCGCTTAAGTAAGAAAGGTCACAATTGTCGGTCCTGATGTTAAACCCTCCTTTGCCGATTACACCTACTCCTTTTGCGCCGAAGATATTATCATCACACTTGATAACACCGTAATTTATGCTGTCACTCCCCCCGCCGGTCTGCCAGTATGCATAGCTAGCTAACGTTAACTTTCCCGACTCCATGTACACGCCTTGCCCGCCCGAATCAAACGCTGCTAGCGTCCCATCTTTTATCCACACGTTATCGCTACCCATTTGGTTGTGTATGCCGTCTTCGTTGACCCACGTATCAGTCCCCCATTTGTTCTGATGTATTTCAACGGCTGTCAAGGTTCCTGTCGTGATATTGCTTGCATCGATATTAATGACGTTGATCTTAGCCGCATTAAGCGTGCCGGTGGTGATTTTATTAGCGCTCAGATTGCCGATAAAAGCATCATTGATTGTTGCATTACTCATCAGCGTTTTACCGTTCAAAGCGATTCTGTTTGCGTTGATGTATGCATTATCGTTGACCAAACCGGCACTTGACAGTATCTTGGAATTTTTGGATATACTTGCGGACAGATTGTTGCTTGTCTGCGTAAGTGCTGATTGTTCTACTTTCGTTTTTAGCTTTGCATCGGTTTCCGACTTGGTATAAACAGAGGACAAACGGTCGCTTGTTGCGGTTATCTTGCCCGAAAGGGTGTTGAGTTGGTTTTGCGTGTAGTCGTCCAGTTTTGTGAAGCTGGCGTATGTGAGATAGGCAGCCCTGCCAACCCCGTTATCCTTTACTGATATGCATGGTTTAACACTTGTAACGTTGTCCGGTACTGTTATGATGCCTTTTATCCACCCGGTTGTGCCAGTTACGACCTGACCAGTCGGACCGGTTGCCCAAGTTCTAACCCCATCAGCTCTGTTATAAGCGAAGTAAGCTGTAGCGGTTATCGTGTGCCCGCCGTATATAGAGTAAAAGTTAGGTACTAGAAATTCTACATAATACTTGTCACCGGGGTTTACTTTGCAATCGACATTCCAGTACAAATCACCGTTGTTAGGCGCATAAATACATTTAGTGTAACCGTATGCACTGTAGGGTTTAACGCCGCTTAAGACAGCTTTCGTTTTATAATTATTACACGTCCACTCCCCAACAGCCTCGTCATTAAAACTCTTTTTGCCGATAAGCTCCGTTGCTTGATAGGCGAGGTTGCCTTGTACCTTAGTTATGCTTGCACTTAGCCCGTCCGTTGTCTGCTTGACGTCCGTTGTCTTTGCATAACCGTTCAAGTCGCTTGCCGTGAGCTTAGAGGACAACGCTTTATCCGTCTGCGTGACATACGATTGGTACGTTGTCTTGTCCACTTTGCTAGATACGCTCGATTTGACCCCGTTAACGTCAGTAGTCAGTTGCGTTATCTTGCCGGTGTGGCCGGCTATGGTGGTCTTGACGCCGCTCACGTCGGCTTTAATTGACGTGATATCGCCTTTGGCGTTCTTGACGTCTGCCTGTACACCACTGACCGTGGTCTTAAGCGATGTCACGTCGCCCTGCACGTTGCTTACGCTTGTCTTAACACCGCTGATATCTGTCTTGACCGACGTGATGTCTTTCTTGGCGTTAGTAATATCAGTCTGTACGCCGCTGACCGATGTCTTGATTGACGTTATGTCTTTTTGTGCATTAGCTACCGTCTGTTTTGTTCCGGAAACGTCGGTCTTGATGGTTGCAATGTCGCCTTGTGCGTTGGCTACCGACGTCTTAACACCGTCCACCGTCTGATTAATGGTGGATATCTTGCCTGTATTGTCCGCTACAGTTGTTTTGATACCGTTAACGCTTGTCTTGATATCGGTTACGGTTTTGTCCGTTTCCGTCAGCTTTCCACTGACCGACGCATAGTCTTTCTGCGCCTGTTTCCAGTCAGCGTCGGCACTGGCCTTGTTTGCGTCGATTGCCTTGCGGATATCGGCTACGTCTGCGTCCACACTTGTTTTGTTGTCGGCTACCTCTTTAGACAAAGCGATATAGCTATCATCTGCCTGTTTTGCCTGTTTGAGTGCTTCGTCAGTCTGCGCTTTGGCCCCGTTTGCGGTGTTGGTAGCCTTGATTGCCTCGTCATATGCGTTTTGAGCGTCTGTTTTGGCTTGTGCCATGTCGGTTTTGGCTTGGTCAAGTTCGGTTTGCACTGTGGATAAGTCTGCAGTCGATGCCAACAGTTGCCATGTGCCGCCTTGATACTGATACATTTCAACCTCGCCATTTTCCAGTTTTTTATACCACAAATCGCCGTTTTTCGGGTTTGCCGGCTCCGTTCCGCCATAGTAGTTCGTGTTCTTGCCGTTGGCAGACGTGATCTGCGATGCCAGTTCGTCTGTTTTGCTCGACAAGTCGGATACGTTGCTTTCAAGTTTGGCAACTTGACTAGCTGACGGCAGTTTGCTGACAATGTTCTGCAGCTCGTTAATTTTACTTAGCTGGCTGTTAAGCAGCTTGTAGTTGCAGAACTCGATTGTATTCTGCGCTGGATCAGTATACGACTTCTCGAGCTTGGCAACCCGAGCTGACAGATACAGTGCGGGATTGTAGTCGTGGTCAATGATAGTTACTGTATCGCCGATTTCAAGCGTACTGTCGATAACCTTGACGTCCGCCGTATACGTGTACTGGGGCTCGCTGTAGGTCTTCAGCTGTGTGATTGTGCGATTCAGCAGTTCACTGGCCGACTGCGTATCATACGTGTAGTAGCTTTCGATATAGCTTGTCTGGCCGGGATTAAAACGCTTGTTAGCGTCGACGGCCCGAAGGAATTTGTCGCCCTTCGTCGTAACGAGACCGTCCTTGTTGTATTCGAGGTCGGCAAAATCAATATTTTCCTGTTCTGCCGTTTCCTGTCCTTCAGGCGGTGTTACCGTACCGCCTACACCGCAAAGCGCCGTGACAAACTGCGCTCTTGATTCCTTTTTGGTGATATCGTTGAGTTCGTGATTGTACACGATCTGCACGTCCGATCGGTCGGCACCAATGGTCTTGTAGACATTGACCACAAACTCGCACGGGCGGTTGGCCGTAAAGCTCACATCCATCTTACATTCAGCGTGGTCAAATGCCGTCAGTATAGACAACAGGCGCCCCAATCCGGTATCACGCCCTTCATACGTCAGCGTGCGTTCCAGACCTGCCAACTGATTGACGCCGAGTTTCCACGGTGTGCCGTCAGTAACCTTGTTAAAGTACCACTCGAAACTGTGCGGGCCTTCGCTTTTCCAGATATCGCAGTTCTTGTTCAGCAGCTCAATCCCGACGTCTTCTGCATACACGGTTTTTGTGTACTGATTCTCTTCGTAATCGAGGGTTGTGAAGACCCAGTTCTTGCCGTTGTCATCCTGAAGCACGATATAGTTGCCAGTGTCCATGCACTGACTGGCGGGGTCAGTCTTGGCCATCGTGAATTCATACGTCGAAGACCCGGCATCCAGTGTCAGCGTGTGCTTGTCGTCATATACGCCGGCAGTCGTTTCAAGCGTTTCTCGTGCACGGTTCAAAACATATAACTGCATTTAATCACTTCTTTCTTCCTATTGTATATACTCGAAATCTTCTAATTACAAATACTTGCGTCTGATATACGCCGTCACATCGGGTCGGTCGGCGAAATTCGAGTATCCGAAAATAATGTGGTTGTTGCCAGGCTGAACGATAACGGGACGACTGCCGATGTCCTGATACTTCAACGCCGACGCCCCGTTGATGGTTGTGGTTACCTTGCCGTCGTCCCCGCGGATAACCACCCTATCCCCTTCTTTCAGCATGTTGGCAATGTTTGTATATGATTCAACATTGTCTTTTCTGATCCAGAAATCATACAAATCGTTCCACATTCCCGTCTTATCGTGGTCCTGCCAGATGGCTTTCCAGTACGTCATGCCACCGACCAGGCGAGCACCCGCGTCAGTGTCCGTATAGCTGACAACCTGCTTAATCGCATTGCTTCCTTCAATGCTCTGGAGCGTGATTGTAAACGTGTTTCCACTGCGCTGGACATTGATTGCACCAAAGAAATTGTCCCACCTGGCGTTGTTTTCGTCAGTAAAAATCCATCTGTCACCGACACGGATCTTGACTGAGCCGTGGCAGTTTTCCCATTTCCACAACTGGACAGATACCAGCAATTTGCGGTTGACGTCCCACAAATTAAACTGTTGCAATCCGTGCATGCGGATATTGCCGAAAAGAAACTGCGTGTAGAAATGCGCTGTGAAATTCTTGATTGCACTGTCGGTCGGAAATGTCATGCTTGCTGACGGGCCGTGCCAGCCCTTGGTCGTTCCAGTTCCGTCCTGCCCACTGCCCCATGCGGTCGCACCGCCCTGTGCGTTACGAAGACGCCATCTTGCTTCATGTGTCTGCCCCGGGTCTTCAAATGCCCCCTGTTGCAGGGGATTTGCGTTCCAGTCGTTGAGCACGCCTAAATTGATAGTCCACTGTTTGAGCCCGTTTGCCGGATTACTGTCACGCTGAGCTATCCACTGTGATTTAACAACCGTCTTGCCGTCAGGCTCTGACGGGTTGCCGAGCAGATATGCCGTTTTGCCGTTGGCAATCGAGATATAGCCGTTTTCGCCGTGGTTGGTCAGCTCAAAACGCACGGGCACGGGCTGCGTTCCGTTATTGATTACGTTGAGCGAGTTGGTAACGGGAAGTGTTACGAGCATGGTCAGCTGGATGTAGTCAAGATACAGACTGCTTTCACCGTCGCTTGATTTGCCGTAGATATCCAGATACATGTATCCGCTCGCGTCAACATGGCCGAAGAAATCGTCCGCCGTCTGATAGTCCAGCTCGAGCATTGACGTAGCCTGTTGGCTGTGCGTTACGGCCGTTCCCCATCCAGTCGATGGTTCGTATGGTGAAACGGCAAAATACCCGTTGCCGCCATATCCCCATACCTTGACCGACGCTGACTTGAGATTGTTCTTGACCCAGTTGAGTTTTTCGACCGACCCGGCAACACCGATCGAGTTGAAAAAGCCGGGCTCGGCCTGTTCCAGTGCATTGATTACATCAAGTTTTGCCACAAAATGCGGTACCTGATAGCGCCACAGATTCTGCGGTCTGATAATGGTCGTCCAATCCGAGTAACTGCCGTTACCCTGTGCATCGTTACTGTAGCGCAGATACACACGCAACCGCTTGTTGGCCATTTGGTTGGACCATGGTAGTTCCCCGTAAAAACCGGACATGCTACTGTTTGCGACGTTCGGGTGCGTTTTCTGCACGTCAGGGCGTGCGGTAAGCGTCACTTTAACGCGGCAGTATTCTTTCCCGCCGCCTGATTCGTCAGTGACGATAATGTAGGCGTACTTGCGCCACGTTGACGACGCGTCTACATGCCAACCTTTGATTTTAAGCTTGCCGTCTTCGAGGGCAACACTGTCCAGACCGCCGCTTTCAGTAGCATACAGTTGAAAATTGGCAAACGAACTGTCATACCATGACCATGCACTGTCAGATACGCACTGACCGTTGCAACTGTCAAGATAGCCGTACTCGACCTGTGAAAGCTCGTCCGTATAGTACGTCGGCGGTTCGATTGCCCCGTCTCCTGCCACGTGTCCACGGTAGATGGTGTGTGGCACAGGGCTTGTTTTGCCGGCAACTTTGCCCGACATTCCGACACTGATCTGTTTGGTGGTCAGGCTGTCCGACCACTTGAAGACGTCTTCTGTGTTGGCGTATGCATACGGGTCAAAACACGTGAATTCAAATGCCGACGTCACTGCCAGCTGGCCACCGTCCGGTGTGTCTGCACCTGTAAGCGTGCCGATGAAGTATTTATCCGGATCATCCGCGAAACTGATTTTCTTATTCTCACCACTCAACAATCGATTGAGTTGATAGTACACTTCACGAAACCGCTGCGGTGTTTCTACGTCAATCTGATACTTGACTGTCAGTTTCCGCGCTTCACGGCGTTTCTTCTGCAGTCTTGAACCGTCCTGACTGCCGACGGTGATTGTCGATACGTCATAGCCGACAAGCTCGCGTCCGGTTACCTGCAGTGTTGTGAATTCCGGGATAGCCTGGTCAAGCGTTACGCCGTCCACGGTTATCGCTTCTGCCGACAAGCCCGTATTCGGATCATGTCGTTCTAAGCCATAAAAATTGTACAAAATCATCACCCCTATCTGTTACCGTACAAGCGCTGTTCACGTGACTGCCGGCGATTAAGTTCATCGGCAAGCGGTTGTGCCGTAACCTTGGCGATTGTCTTGCCGTCAAGGTTAACGGGCACTTCCACGGTAATTGTGCTATGCATGTTGACATCTGCACTATACGCTTGCGCAAATGCCGTGCTGAATCCGTCTGTTGCCAGTGCTGACCAGTCTGCCATCGGCTTGACTGTTGCGCATTCTGCCAGCGTCTGTGCCGCCTTGGTTACCATATCAGAATTTCCGGTAAGGCCTTCCGCAAAGCCGGCAACTGTGTAGTAGCCGACCTGGTCACGCATGACACGTGACGGCGAGTGAATGCCCAGCGCCGACTTGGCTGCTTTAAGCGCACTCTTAGCCATGTGAGCAGCAGCAGAAACGGCACTTCCAATCGCACCTCTAATACCTTTGACAAAACCCATGACAAAGTTTCGACCGGCGCTGAACAGTGAACTAGCGCGGCTTCTCACGGCGTTAATGGCTCTGCCCATGCCACTGCTGATAGCGCTTATGACACCGCCAAAGGCACCACGAACTACACCACTCAAAGAGTGCCAAATGCCGCTGAACGCTGATTTTACGTCATTCCATGCGGCTCTCCAGTTGCCTTTGATGGCATTGGTAACCGCTCTGATGATGTTTGCAACCGCATTGATACATGCTGATACAATCGATATGATACCGTTCCAAACTCCCGACGCAAACGCCTTGATACCGTTCCAAACACCGGACCAAATCCCTCGGATTCCGTTAAGCACCCCGCTGATAATGGTCTTGACCGCATTGATAGCTATGCTGATAACGGTTTTAATCGCATTCCAGATGTTGGACGCAAAATCTTTGATACCGCTCCAAAAAGCCGACCACCAGCCAGTAATGCCCGACCATGCAGATTTTACGCCGTTCACGACTGGTGATACTACCGTACCGACAAAACCGCTCCATACAGCGGACGCAAAAGCAACAATCCCTTGCCACAACCCACTGAAGAAGTCGGCGATACCCGACCATACAGTTTTAAAGAACTCGACCACAGGTGTTACAACGGTTGTTACAAAACCGTTCCAAACAACGGACGCAAAACCGGTGACGGTCTGCCATAAGCCACTGAAGAAATCAGTAATACCTTGCCAGGCGGACTTAACACCCTCAACTACAGGCGTTACTACATTAGTCACGAAACCGTTCCAAACATTCTGAGCAGCAGTTGTGATTGCGTCCCATAGTGTTTGGAAGAATTCCTTGAGCGCGTTCCACAAATTTTTAAAAGCGTCAATTACCGGTTGAATTGACGTTAGGAAAGACTGCCAGTATGGAGATACTGCGTCAACGATAGATTGCCACAGAGTGCCGAACCACTCCTTGACACCACTCCATGCATTTTGAATGGCATCAACGGCACTGCTGGCCGCATCAGTGATCCCACTCCAAATGCCACCGAAAAAGCTAGTGACACCGTTCCATGCAGACTGTATCTTGTTCGGGACGCTTGACACGAAGTCCGTCACTGCTCCCCATACACTTGACGCCATCTCTTTAATGCTGTTCCAACAGTCTGACAGGAATGACGTGAACTGCGACCATAACTGCTGGCCTAATTTCGTTTTCGTGAAAAACAACGTCAGCGCCGTGACTACTGCCGCAATAGCAGCAATGATAAGCACCATAAGATTAGCAGCGGCGAAACCGGCAATTGCAGCACCTACTTTGGCAATACCGCCGGCAATCGTGGTAAGAACACCAACAGCTGTACCGGCAACCTCGCCAAGCGTTGATATTGCCGTAACCAGTTTGCTATAGCCTGAGGCGACCGAAAGAACTGTTCCGACGACGCCCTTGCCTACTTTGACCGCTGACCACAACGCAAGCAAAACCTTTGCGGCCGTCATTACACCGTCCTTATGATTTTCGAGAAAATTGAAAAACGACATCAGTGCATTCTTAACGTCCGAGCAGACCTGCTTGATTGTCGGCAGTTCTTTTTTAAGATAACCAAGCGCCACTTCCGTTCCCTTCGAAACAACGGGACCGATAGCCGTGAAAGCGTCGTTGATAACATATTTTAAATTATCGAGCTGCTTTGCAATTGAGCCGAAACCTGCGTCGGAAAAGCCGTCGTTGATATACGTCAACATGTTAGACAGGTTCTTGACCACAGAATTCTTCAGGTTCTCAAAAGATGTCCCGATTCCGGCAGAGTTCTTGTGTGCAAGTGACGCAAATCCGTTCTGCGCCTGATCAAGTTCGATGAACTTGTCATTCAACTGGTCAATGGTAATCGAACCGTCTTGAAGCTTTGCGTACAAATCCATTTCGGCCGACTTACCTGTCAGCCCGAACGAATTAGCCACTTTGCGCAGAGCAATCGGCATGGTTTCCATGAGTGTCCGATAAGACATCAAATCGACCTTGCCTGTGGATAACATCTGTGTATACTGTGTCAGACCACGGCTTGCGTCACCGGCCGATGCACCACTTGCCAGAAAAGCGTCATTGAGTGCTACTGCTGACTGCGCCGCTTTCGAAGCAGAGCCCGTCAATGGCGCCAGTTGCTGAGCACTGGACGTGATTTCGTCGAGCGATGTTGGCAGACCGTCAATACCCTTCTGAAGGATTTGCGACGACTTTGCCACGTCACGCGTACTGTAGCCCAGTGCCTTCATTACCACTGGATACTTGTTCAGCGTATCGAAACGGCTGATTGCACCGCTCAGGCTGTCCTTGACAACACCCATGGCGGCACTGGTCAGTTTGCTTGCCACCGCAAACAGAGCACCGAATTTAATCGCGCCCATTCCTGTTTTTTCCGACGTTTCCTTAAGGCCGTCAAGACCCTTCTTCGCATTTTCGAGCCCTTTAGTAAAGCCACTGTCATAAGCTTTGAGAACCGCCGTCAGTCCAAATTCCGCCATCGTCACTCACCCCTTTCTTTTGCTTTTGAATTTCTTCCCACTCTCTTTGCCGTCGCTGAAGCATTTTTGCCGTCTTGATTTTTTCGAGACGTGGTGAAGTGTACCACGGCTCGTATGTCGACCGCACCTTGTCTATGGCTTTTTCAGCCTGGAAGACGTCAGACGGCCCTTTGAACCGATATTTCTTGCCGTTGTTGCTCTTTGCGTCACGTGTGTAAAAAGCCAGTTGCCACAGATGGTCCTGCAGAGCAATCTCACGCAGTTGCCACGCTTCCATACGAAGTTGATACTCACGAAGTGTCATTTTGTCGATGTCTTCCATGTCTGTAATGCCGAGGTACGCCAGGCAGTTAAGCTGAATGTCATAGTACTCATGTTCGGGCGTAGTAGTGGTCAGGCTTTTGCCGCCGCCATCATCTGCTTTAAAGGGGCTGCCGTCACGTTACTTTCTTTTAGGGCGTCGACGAGTGCGTCAACAAGCTTCTGCCAGTCCTCAACTTCCGTTTCAAGGTAGGTGTCCACGTCTTCCTGCGTCGGTCTGCCGCGCTTGATATGAGCAGTACCGGCGTAGATTGTGTTGGAAATGGCCACCGGATCAGCACCGATAAGGCTCGGGATTGTCGTCTGCAGTGCCATGCCCAGATTGATTCCTTCTTTGGTTGATACCCCTGCAAGCTTGTTAAGCTCACGGATAAATGCCATGCCGAAAATAAGTTGTGTATCCTTACCGTTGATCTTCAATTCCATTTCTATTCCTCCTACAAAAAAAGCCGGCTATACGATATAGCCGGTTATGTTGTTATTTAACTAGTCTGCGGCGCCTACGCCGTTGTCTCCGTTTGTGCCGTCATTCTTGAGCAAGCCCTGGAAAATGTAGTTAACCTGGTCACGCAGTCCGTCCGGGATTTTTGTGTAACCTTCTTTTGGTTCGCCGTCAACAGCAATCGTGAACTCTCGTGTGGCGTTATCGTCGGGATCACCACTGTATGAATCCTTGGAAACACGGCCACGCATGTAGTTTGCCAATACTTTCTTACCGGTTGTATCTAACCTGTCGAGCTTGACAACCCAAAACTCAAGCTGTGTTTTGTTGACAAGAGATTCCTTGAGCATATCAATCACGGGCGACGTCGAATCAAGAGTTTCAAACGAAAAGTCCGTGCTGAGACTGCCCACCTTCGCAACGTTGCCCGATTTGGTTGATGTACTGTCACTGTCACGTGACAACTCGAAATCAGTAGACGTCAGGTAAGGCACAAGTTGTGCATCCTCTGTCTTGGCCTTGTCAAGCTGACGTACCATGACGACACCTTCAAATCCTTGAAGGATTTTCAATTCATCTGCCATCTGATCATATCCTTTCTAGCGTTAAATCTGTCTGAATTCTAACACTAGCGCCCCACGGTGATATATCGTATTCGGAACGCTGGTGTCAAGCAGCATTTGTTTTTGTTGAGCGTTAAAAGACGCATAAAAGCGGTAATTGTCCGTGCTGATTATGCCCGGTTTGATGAGACTGTAGACCTTTTCTGTAATGTCGGACACTTCAAGACGCTGTCTTTTTGAGCCCCACACGTCAATGTTGATTGTGTACGTACCGCCGACGCACAGTTTGGTGGCCGTGCTGACCATCTGCAAATTGCCCACACAGATGATAGGGTAGTCAACCTTCTCGTCTTCTCCCGGCAGATAGTCATACGTAGCGCCAGGACGAATTTCCAGGCATTTTTCGTAAAAGTAATCATATAGTTCCTGTTCAGGCGCCATTAAATCCCCCCTTCACCGCTTTTTCAAGGTCATTTTTAAAAATCTGTTTCTGGACATTGAAAGCAGGCTCCACTGCCGGTTCAGGTGACATGAAACGTGTACCTTTCTCAAGATACATGATGTAGTCCGTGTTGACAGTGACGCGCCCTTCCGTTGATTTGACCTGCAGTGTAGTCTGACGTGACGTGTTACCGGTCGAGTAGCCCTTGATGTAGGCTTTGCGCTCGTTATTGATTGTACGGCTGTGCAACTGAACGGTGTTCTTCTTGATGACTTCACGAATCCGGCGCTTGTCAGCTGCTTTTTCAAGGGCCTTAACCAGCTCCTTGTCTCCTGACCATTCAATCGTAACTCTAGCCATGACGCTCACCTACAATCAACGTTGTGCCGTGTGTCACGTCCCGTTTTGTAACTGCGACATATTCTGTCTCACTACCGTCGATGGTCAGATATGACCACCAGTCGGACACGGGATTGAGCAGTCGGACAACCTTGTTTGCAGTTTTCACATCACCGAAAACTTCAGCACTCCGACTGGTGCCAACGTCTGTGACATTGGCAAATGTAACGGCCACCTTTGTCTTGCCGCCGACATATCCCTTGCCCGGCACGTAATGCTCGGCCGATTCGCTCCAGAAACGGACTGTACGGTCAAACCTCATGGCCATCACTCCCCCTTCGGTACGGATCAACAAACATTGCTTTCCCGAGTGTTCTTGCCGATTTGCCGTTCTGGTCTTTCCAGTCGTCGATGTCAGCCTGAAACTCGTCAAAATCATTTGCACTGAATGTAATCGTTTCTCCTTCCTGTGCATATGACGCCATTCCTTCGTTTTTAAGGCGGTTAAATCGCTTGACGCATACTTCAAGGGGGATATAATTCAAAGCGCCAGGGAACGATTCTGACACTTTGAGACCCAACTTGAAGCGTGACATCTGCACAGTACTGCGAATAATAAGGCCGAGCAATGCATCTGAATTGTCATCGCCCAGTCCCAAAAGCAATTTCAAGTCGTCAAGCGCGACAACTGTTTCACTTTCCATCACTCAGCCACCCTTCTAGTGAGATTCCTGAGAAGGTGTTGTTGAAGCCTTGATTGTAGCGACAACAACTTTGGAATCATTATACAGATATGCCGCATAGTGCTCGTCAGCCGTGATGGTGGTCAATTTCTTGACGATATCACGCGATGTTTCGACCTGGACGCCCCTCTTCATGAAGAGCTTCAGCGGTGGCATCTGCTGATTGAGTTTGAGCAGGATTCCTTCTGTATCGCCGAGCTTGTTGGTTTCGACAATCTGCACGCCCTCAACCGCATAGCGTGTGTTGGCAATCACGGCATTGGCACCGACGTCAGAGCCGGCCATCTGTTTCTGTGCGTCGCGACGAAGTTTCATCGCATTCTTCTTGTTGACCACGAACACGACCTGCGAATCGTCTGAATCGTCTGGAAAGACGGCAAGCGCCGTTTCAAGCCCGTCAACAGTCATTTCAATGTCCGTTGCTTTCTGCTTGCCTGCTTTGGCAGCCGTCAGCAGATCGTCGTCAATCTTGTTGGCAAGTGCAAGCCCGAGCTGACGATTGGATTCACCAATAGGATCGCCATAGCCCGACAGTACCGCTTCGTCAGTAATCTGTGTACCTTTGCCGGCCTTCTTGACCTTGACAGATGCGGTCGTTGTTCCGAGCTTGTCGAGCGGGATTGCCGCACCTTCTGCGATATCCTTGGCATCGCCGATATATGTGTACTTTGGCATTTTGACTGTATCGCCCGGCTGGCCGACAAGCGTATTGTCCACCTGTGCAAGCGGTGTGAAGCGAAGCGCTTTTTCCAGCTCGTACTGGACAATTGGTGCGTTGACTTCTGGATTTACCAGATCAGAAATTTGTGTAAGTGTATCTACCATAGTTAGTTACCTCCTGTAGTTAGTTTCTTGAAAAGTTCCGGATTGTCACGATAGAGCTTGACGCGTTCGCTCTGGTTCATGCGCATGAACTGCTCCTGCGTCACTTCTCTGACCGTTTTGCCGGACATACGCGGTGTGTGGCCCTTGCGGAATTCCTCACGCACAGAATCCTTGACCGATTCCGTGTAGTCGATAAAAGCCTTAACATTCGCGTATGTCGTATCAGCGTTGTCCGAAACAAGGAAGCCGAGAACGTCAGCCGGGACCGACAGGCCGGAATCACGAAGAACCTGATCTGTCTCGTCAAGCGTTTTGCGGTGCGCAATCTGTGCTTCGAGTTCCGCGATTCGCTTGTCCTTCTCGTCTGTATCCTTTTTAGCTTTATCCTTGTCGGACAGTTCCTTGACTGATTTGCCGGATTCAAGCTGCTTAATCTTGTCAAGCGCTTCTTCCAGCTGCTGCTTGTAGCTGTTCTTTTTGGATTGTTCCGCTCCGATTCGTTTCTGAAGCTTCTTCACAATCTCGTCGGCGTCAACTTTCTTCTGTTCCGGTTCAGTCTTTTTCGGCTCGTCAGCCGTCTGTTCCGGAGCAGTTGCCGTTGCCTTTACGTCAGCTACTGTTTCATCTGTTACTGTTGCATCGTCCATGATGTACCTCGCGTTTTAAGGCCTGGGAGCCTGTAGTCTCGGTTGTTCTTTTAGCCCTGCAAATCGGAAAAAGGGCATAAAAAAAGACGGTCGACCCGTCTTGAATACTATTTTAAAAGCGGAAGCCAGTTTCCAACTTCTTTGAAAACATCGTATGCTTTAATCATCATTGAATTTTCCTTAAGATATTGTAGCCCGGAACTTGTAATTTCCAATTTGCTTATACCAGTTACAATCCTGCCACTTGTCGTTGATGTTATCCGTACACCTTTAATGTGGCCATCATCCGAAGGCATTGACAATGTTTGGTAAAATTGTCTGTTCGAAATATTGAGTGTACCAGGTGAGAGAACATCTACATCCACGTCAATACCGTTTTCATAACAATATTTCAAATATGATAAAATTTTATAAGCAATTGAAAAATAGTCATTATTACTCATAATTAGCCACTCACCTTATAGTATATAACTCAATCATTCATTAACTACTTCAATTTCTTTTTTCAAATAATCGATAAACCTTTTCCTGTCCGCTGGCGTAAGCACTGAAGGAACCAATTCTTTTTCCAAATCATCAAAATAGATGTATGCATCCGTTTTGTCCAAATCAAAGCTACTCCACTTGCCGACTAAATCCGCAATTTCTTCGTATTGTTCCTGACTATAATCATCTCTAGGTTCCAACATTGAAGACTCGTAATAAACTGACTCTATACGAAATCTCTTGTTTCTGTTCCTTTCTTCCATTCAATCACGCCCCTGTTTAATACGTTGATGGTGACCCCAAATCTAATTATATCAAACCCGGAAACAATTGCAATTATATCTACATTGCTGTCTTCTGTGTTTTTCTTTAATTGCGTCAACCCAACTTTTCTTAACAGTTTATTGGCTTCTTCGAAAGTGATAGTCTTAGCATCGGAACTTAATCCGTATTCAAAAACTTTTCCGTTTTCTCCTTTACGTGCATACATTCGTGCCTGTAATTTTAATTCAGAAAAATAGACCCCTCGTCCTCTAGCAGAACTTTTTGCACCAGAAATATATAATTTGCCCTTTTTCAATTCCTTGTCCACATCATTCGTGCTTAAATTTCCATCTGCACTTTGATGAATACCGCGATAAATTTTGACTCCACCGTATTCTTTTACCTGTTTTGGTAGCTGATTGTACCCTTTTTGTTCTAACAAATAATTAACAAATTTAGCCTTAACGTCGTTATATGGATTTAAAATATCCGAAAATGTTCCATTTTCAATAGACTTCGAAATGTCAATGCCGGTAGCTTTTAAAAAATCGTCACGATATTTGTCTAGACGTTTTCTGATTATATTTACATCAGTTGTTAAAGTGTTATTTTTATCATCTTTCCAGTATGCAGCCAATGCACACCGACAGTTAGGATGCGCAGGCAGCGTAGGTACGTCCTTGACACGGTATACACCATCGTTATGCCTGGCATACTCTGCACACGCAGGACACGCTTTTGGTTCCGCCGTCCACTGACACCACTCAACGCCGTAGTGGTCAAAAGATTCAAGCGTCGCCTGTGTCTGACACCGTGCGGATTCCGTGCGTGCTATGCGTTCTGTGATGTGCTTGATGTTGCCGACGTCCTTTTGAACAACGACCCTCAACTGCTGAGCCGCTTTGCGTGGATTCTGTCCGCCTATAAGCACCTGTGCAAGCATGGTTTCAAGACGTGCCTTGAGCGCGTCAATGCTTGTCCATAGCCTGTGTGAGTACGTTCCGGACCCTGTACTGGCCATCACAATCTTCTGCACGGCCGACTGTGTCCACCAGTCCATGGCAGAACCGGCGTCATTTGCCATCAGGAATTCTGCCTGACGTTGGAATTCAGTTCTGGTATCTGCGTCAAGCTTGACGTTGAGTTCGGCATTGATGTCAGCCCCCAGCTCAACCAGTCGCATGCCGATAACGCTTTTCAGATATTCAAGCCTGTTAATGCGCATGGTCACGTTGTACAGTCGCATGCGCTCGTTGACTTCATCACTGTAGTCTGCATAGCTGACGCGCTTGCCCTGCTTGCGCAATTCCTTTGCATGTCTGACCACCTCCGCCGCTTCCTTTTTGTATAGAGCAGTATCGGCTTTGCTTACCTTCTTCTTTGCCTCTGCATAGCTGATACCGTCACGAACGGCAAAAGAGTAGAGCTCGGATTTGATGTCACGGTTGATTTCGGCAATCGTACGCTCGTAGTATTTTTCGAGCTTTGCGTTGAAAGCTTTATCGTCCTTCAGATTCTGCTCGATGTACCTCTGCTGATTCTGTTGTCTTTTGTCCCAGTACGTCATCTTCGTCACCGCCGTTCCTGTCCATGTCCACTACCGATACGGCGCTTTGCATGCGTTCGTCCTCTTCGCTCTGCATGCGCTCCAACTCCGCTTTCGGATCATCAACGATAGAAAGCACTGAAAGCTGTGTCTCCTTCGAAACGACACCTTCGAGATTCTTGGCGTCCGTGACTTCTTCCGACAGGTTGTCCGGAAGATTGCGCGTGAACTTGAACGTCAGGTCCTTCCAGGCATCGGGATAGCCCGTCAGGCTGAAAACAACGCGGTATAGTTTGCGCAGAGAACGAGTGAATTTGCGTTCCTTGCTAGCAGCCATATTCTGCATGGAAAGCATTTTGTACTGCATGGCCACTCCGCTGGCGTTGCCTGAGAAGCTATCGTCATTGGGGTTAGGCACCTTTGCAATCTGGTAAATCAGATTAGTAAGGCGGTCGATTTGGTGCTCCTGCATGCCGTCAGCGTCGGGCTTTTCCAAAAAGCCAATCTGCGCATTGACGGCATCGGCGTCAGGACTGTAGATAATCCGCTGACGCTCCAGATCAATGTCCGGCACGCCGTCTTCATCAGCGTCCAAATCGATACCGAAAATCTTGAGATAGGCATTGTCGAAATATTCGATTTGATTCTGTTTGCTCGAAAGCGTGTCGTTAAGCTCGTTGATAAGTGTTGCCACATTATCGCACAAGCCTAGCCGCTCTTCTGTATCGTAAAATTCGACTGCCGGCACCAGTCCGTAGATGTTAGGCCGTTCGTCAGTCTGTCGGCCGTCAATGTACGTGGTAATGGTGTCGGCCGTGTAAACCTCATAGCACCATTTGGTACCGGCATCACCGCTGACTGTCCAGTGACGGATAAAAGCATGCCGGCCGTGATTGATGGTATCGTCGTAGATCATGACGCCTTCTGTTGGCGGGATTACCGCAACGCACGTATAGCCGTCTTCGTCCTGGTATACCATGGCGTATGAACGACCGTAGATATCGCACTGCTTGCTCAACTCGTTGAGCTTGTCCTGAAAAGAATTGGCGTCGTTCCAGTCCTGCAGCTCGTCGTTCTGCTTGTCAGTGTCGAGCGTGATCTTAGGCGGGATGCCCATGAAATAGCCGTTGTACGTATCCACCAAATAGTTGGCGATGTTGGCCACCAGTCGGTTGTCCGGACCCGTATGCTCTGCTCGCTTATGCTCATGCAGTATGTCATGGTCGCCCAGGTACAGTCTCATTTTGGCCTTGTAGTCCGTCAGTCCGTTTGCCGTACTGCCGGCAACCATCGAACCGTCAACGGCATTGCGTGCGACTTCGTACGTGATGGCTTCGTCACGTGGAAAAACCAGCAGTCCGTTTTCCAGTCTGTATAAATTTGTCACTGTAACACCTCCTAAAAAAGAAAATTCCGCATGCCGACGCCTTTCGGAGCCCCGTTGCCATTGACTGGCTCAACAGCGTATCTGATGGCGTCAATGCAGTGGTTGTAACTGTCAACAGGGCGGTTGACATACTCGTTCGTCTTCTTGTCTTTTTGCCACGTGTAGTTCTCAAGCTCTTCGATCGTCTTGACACAGCGATCATCGACTATCCACTGAAACTGCTGCAGAAAGCCTATGCCCTGGACGATACTGTCGGGGCCTTTCTTTGCCGGCTTGATACGGGCAATCCCGCACCGCTTGATTTCTGCGATGGATTTCTTTTCGGCAGCGTCAGCCGTAATGACCTCTTTCTGATAGCCCAGACGCTTGATAATGCCGGCAATCTCGTCATTGAGCATTCCTTTTCTGACGTACTCTTCAAGTACGTACAGTTTCTTGTTCTTGATATCCGCCTTGACGTGAATGAACACGCTAGGGTCGTTGATATACCCGAAGTCAAGGCCAAACAACGAAGGATACTGCGTCAGCTTGTCGGGATGCAGACGCCTGCGTTCAAACGTCGGGAAAACAAGCTTGTCAAGCGTTGCAAACTCACCTAATGTGTAGATTTTGTAATAGGCCGGGTTAGTACGTTTAAGCGCCTCGATAGTTGCTATGTTGTCTGCGTCAAGAAAACGGTTGTCCTTGTACGTACTGTGATGCACGGCAACGCGTGACGAGTCGTATTCGGCGTCGGGTGCAAACCACTGCTTGTATGTCCAGTTGACCTTTGACACCGGATTGAACATGCAGAAAAGCTGGCGTTGTCTGTGCTTGGGTTCACGCAGACGCAACGTCAGCTGTGTGTAATCGTCAAGTGTAAACTCGGACGCTTCTTCCATAACGACATCCGACAAGCCCTTGATGGACTTAATCCGCTCCGGATCCTGCATCCCTTTGAAAAGGAACTGCGAACCGTTCGGCAATGTGATTGTGTAGTTGGTCTGGTTGACCTTGCACAGTGGCAGCAATTGCCACCGCGACAGACAATCCAAAACGTCCGCAAAGATTGAATCCTTGATTGTGCGGTCAACCTTGCGCAACCACAACACTTTCCGAGGATACGGCCACTTCTTGCACGCCTTGAGCACGACTTTCTGCACAACGCCATGCGATTTGCCCGAGCTGGCACCACCGTACCAGACCTCGATGAAATGGTCGTAATCAAAAAGGCTGTCGTAAATCTGCTTGTTAAAGACTTTGGCAGGCTTCGGAAAATTAAGATTAACCGTCGTCATCGTAATCACCGACCCCAACGTTAATGTCCATGACGCCCGTTACTTCTTTCTTATCAGTCCAGGCGCCGTTTCTGCGCCCGATTAACTCGGCTGCTTTGATTCTGTCCTTGGCTGAAACTTCAACGTCGTGAACAACGACGCCCCTTGTTGTCACGGCCGATTCCGTTTCCTCACCACGCATGACCGACGTCAGATACTCCATGACCTCTTCCATATCAGCGGTCTTTTCAGACTTGATGTCGGCAAGCCGTTCGTCCAGATAGGCTCTGATTATGGGTTTTTTCAAGTTTTCAGTAGCCATTGCTCCTGCCGTCTTTTTTGAGTAACCGGCTTTGACAGCGGCCTGGGTCGCATTGCCGGATATGATAAATTCATCGCAGAAACGCTTCTGCTTGAGCGTCAGCTTCACTTTTTTAACCACCATCGCCACCTCCTTTTGGGCAAAATAAAAAGCAGGGGAAATCCCTGCTTTCAAAATATATTAGCTCACTATATCATCATACATCATTTTTAGGTTATTAATTGGGTACAGATTGGGTACAAATTGGGTACTACCAGTTGATAACAGCCGACTTGACACCGGCGACATAAAGCTGCTTGACGTACTCATACGAATAGTGCATCTCGTCAGCAATGGTTTCGAGCGTGGCGCTGTCAATGAAGTACCGCTCAAGCACAAGTGCCGACTTTTGATTTTCAAGCGCGTCAATGCACCGCATAATGTCAGCCCGATTCTGTCTAGCGAATTTCAACGTCGAATTGATTTTGCTTTCGAGCTCATCCTTGCGAATCAGCTTGTCTTCAAGCGTAATCCGTACCGACGTCTTAGGTTCGCTGCTCAGTGCCGGAGACTTGATCGACATCAGATCACGGTCAATCTGTGCCAGCCGTTCCTCCATTCTTGCAACTTTTTCCATCAGCACTCGATACCGCATAAGCGCTTTTTTGCTTTCACGAAAATGCTCGTCTTTTGATACGATTCTCATTCAGTCACTCCCCATCCATCAAATATGCCACTATCGCAACCCAGATCAAGATCCCCACGAACGCAAGCGCCACAACTACAATCTGTGGCAGAAAATATTCGCCAACCATTGCTGTCAAAACGCATATTGACGCTATCCACATAAAAACTTTAAACCAGTCCATTCCCCGTTCCCCTTTCAATCGTTTTCTTCCACCAGGTAATGCAGGAATTCTTCTGCATCCCACTTCATACTCCCTATCATTTTGACGAGCGGCAGTGCATCACCCGGCTTTGCCTGGCCCCGTTGATACAGATCAATGAGTTCCTTGATTTGGTCTTTCAAATCCTGCAAGTCAATGGTCAGCCCGTATAGCTCAGCTTTGGCATCCGTCACTTCATATGTTTCCTTGTCTCTGTATTCCTGTTGGAATTTCTTAATTTTTTTCATAATCGTAATCTCCCTCCTTCAACTATGTTGTTCATGCTCACAATGGCATATCCCATGTTTTCAAAAGCATTACTAAAATCTTTTGGTCGTGCCGCTACGGCCGTATGAATGTCGGTGCGTTTTCCAAGACCGTAAATCAAGTGCCAGATTCTGCACTCCGACCTGATTATATTTTTGTCGTCAATGTTAAAATCTGTCACCCCGAAATCGCTTAGTTCGATCATTCCGTCCGGGCAATCATTCATGTTCTCCATTCGCCGTGCATAGATGGCAATATTGTCCCCGTAAATGCCACTGAACGGTAGTGTTATACCGCACCATACGCCATCGTTCAACGGCTCAACAATCACACCTCGAATGTCGGTTTCTTCAAGCAGGGCTTTTAGTTCGCTTGCTAAATCATTCGCCATCTCCGTATCCCTCCTCCATCATGCGTTTCAGATGCTTCAATGCATCCCCGTCATTTTCATCAAGATCAAGTTCTTCGTCGTCCTCCATAATCGTTTCCACTATCGTCTTCAGCACATCTTCAGCACTTGCTCCGTTAAGCACTTCGATCCTGGCTATCAAAGCAAGCATATCGCCGGCTATTGCGTTAGCGTCTTCTTCGTCAAGGCTATCCATGACCTTTCTGAGAGTCATTCCGCACTTGTTTTCTTCTTCAGGCAGATCGGCACATGATGCATACACTGCCAATCTCACAAAATCTTCTTTGTCAAGTTCAATTTTCATTTCTTTATTCCTCCTAAATTCACGCCGTGCCATAAATGCGTGTATTTTCTTTCAGGTCTTACCACCGACACTTTCTTCCTGCGTTTTCTGGCATCGGCCCGCATGATTTTGTCAATACTCGCCAGCAAATCATGCTCTAGTTTTGAACTGGTAAGTCCATAGTCTTTCGTGATGCGCATTCAAGCGCCTCCTTCTCGGCTTCTTCAGGGCTGTTTGCTCTGATCAGCTTATTCGTAATCGTTCCGTCAAGATTGACGGTTACTAAATACCACTTCACGACATCTCCTCCTTTCGCTATCCAATCAGCACTTTACACAATGTCCACATTGCCACAAGCCATAAAAGCAACAGTATCGTTACCAGACAACCGGCAAAATCAGCTGAGTTTCTGTTTTTCATCTGACCACCCCCTTCGACTTCTCAAGCATGTCTTCCTGATATTCCATAATGCAATACAAAAATCTATGTGCCAGTGCGTGGTCATACCGGTTGTATATGATGTCCAGTGTGCTGGCCGCCCACTCGAAATACTTTTCTGAATCGAGCGGCACCCGTGTCAGCATGACATTGCTGGCCGCCATCCATTTCTGAAGGTCTTTAAAGTACGCTTCCCAGTCCATCCTGATTCATCTCCTTGATTTCGATATAGATTCCCGGAACGTCCGCCCAGTATTTCTCGCTGATCAGACTGACCACGAACCGGTCGTCATCCCAGAATCCCAGTCTGGTCATGCAGTCCTGAAGAAGCTTAAGCATGTTGTCCACGTCAGGCTTTGTCGTTTTGTACTCGCCGTCAACGTGCTTACCCTTCTTCTTGAAACACCACGTGACCACCAGACGCAACGGACCGTGCATCGGTTCGTCGGGCTTATGCTCGTCCAGTCTCTCCATCAACAGTGCCCTTGTCTTTTTCAGTTTTTCAGGTTCGTAGAAAATTGGTATACCTCTATTCACCCTTACTTTTTTCTGTTGGTGAGTGCATGTCGGCACGTCTTCTAGCGCCACAAAAAATGTCATTCCCATTCTCATTTTTCCGCCTTTCCATAATGCTACACTTTTAATTCTCAGACTTTCCAATTCTCATTTTCTTTTTCCGACACTCCACCCCCTTCCGACAGTGCCATGACACACCCCCTTAAGGGGTTGGTGTGTCATGGACTTGTCAGTGCGGTATTTCTGGCCTGTCATGACACCGTGACAGGCCAATGACACACCGGTGGGGTGTCGCCTAAGGGTAGCTATAAAGCTAAATCTTTTAAAATTAATTTAAAATTAAATTTTCTCTAATTTTCAGAATCATTCTTGCTCTTTTCTGAAGATTTCAGCCTGACTTCTCCACCGCTCACGATGAATTTTTCCGATTTCTTTATTCGGCGGTATACTGCTCTGTCGGATATGTCGAGTGCCTTCATTAGGTCTTCAACGAGAACTGGTCCACCTGTTCCGTCGAAATCGAGATTGCGGAATGCCTGCTCAAATTCATCTGCTACTTTTTGTGCCCGCTTTTTGTTGGCTTCATTCATCCCCTCTTTCCAGGACCGCCCGTTCTTTTTGTAGTTGTCGTCAAGACTGATGTCCGCCAGACTGTCGTCTTCCCTGTGAATTGGGTAGTCGAACCAAAAATTACGAGGCTTCGGACTGGCGAATTCACGTAAGACTGCCGACAGTCGCCATGCAGTCTGTGTATATGCCTTTTCTTCAGCTTCACGGACCCGTTGGGCGTTGTCCTGCATGATCTGCTCGTAACCGGAAACGGCACGGTGGATTGCCACCATGACGTGGTGACCCATGCGCTCTTTGTTGGTCATGTCGTCCGGCGTGATTTCCTTGAGATAGTCCGGGCGGCAAGTGGCGATTGTCTTGTACATTTCGACGCACGCCATTTCAGCTGCATGCTTGTCATAACGCGCTTCGTCCACCGGCAATTCAGTCAAATCAAGGATTGCGTCAGGGTCACGGGCAAAGACACCGGATCCTGACGAGCGGTCGATTGACGATTTGCCCCCCTGCGCACCTTTTGAATGATGGTGGGCATATATCACTGCACAGTCCAGTTCGGTGGCGACCTTGTCAAATTGATTGACGAAATCGGCCATGTCCTTTGCACTGTTTTCGTCGCCCGTCAGCACTTTGTAGATTGGGTCAATCACGATTGCGATGTAACCCATGTCCTTTGCGCGTCTGATAAGCTTCGGCGTCAACTTGTCCATAGGTGTTGATTTGCCACGCAGATTCCAGATGTCAACGTTGACAATGTTTTTGTGATCATAGCCCAGAGCGTCTGTGATGTCCACAAAGCGCTGTTTGGCCGACCGTCCGTCCAGCTCGAGGTTGACGTATAGGACACGCCCCTGCTGGCATGGGAATCCCATCCACGCTCTGCCGTTGGCAATGCTCAAAACGAGATTAATCAGAGCGAAACTCTTGCCGGCTTTTGATGGACCGGCAAGCAGCAGCTTATGTCCCTGCCTCAGAATTCCGCTAATCAGCTCCGGTGCCAATTCAATCGGCTTGTCAAACAGTCCTTCCAAATTCTCGATTTCGGGCAGATTGTCGTTCATGTCCTCGATGTATTCATGCCATTCTTCCCAGTCGGTTTTGCCGATGTGGGTAGCCACCAGGAACTGTTTCTTTTCTCCGCGCTGAAAACCCGGCATTCTGGTCAAGCGCGACGGATTCTTGTTCTGCTTGTCAATTTTCATACCGTTTTTGTCAAGGACTGAATACAGATAGTCGACCCTTTCCTTGTACTGTGGATAGCTCGTAGCGTCGACCTTGACGATAGCATGGAGTGATTTTCCACCGGTGTACGTCAGTGCGGCTATCGGCAACTTGAGCTTGCGGTAAATTTCGTGTTGCAAGCTTACCGGGATGGAATCGGACTCGACGAGCGAATATTTAAACTCGGCCACGTTGTCGTTTTTGACACCATTTCCGTCAAGCGGATTGAGACGGCACCATGCGCCTGCTTCAGGGTTAGGATCACCGAGGACCGCTCCGACGTCTCCACCGTTTCGCCTAAGTGCGTCTTCGATTTCGCCGGCTGACCACGTGTAGATGCCCTGGTCGCCGGGAACGTACTTGATGTTGCCGTCTTTTTCGTGAGCGTATGCGTTGATTACGAAGCCCACGATATCGCCGGGCTCGAAAACAGCCTTGAGAAAGTCAGTGATCTGTTTGGCAGGATTCCATACTTCCGGCGGCTTGATTTCCTCGCCGTCCATGTAGCTTGTATCGAGCAGCTTGTAATCCTTGTCGATTGTCGGATTGTACCGCTCTTCTGCCTCAACGGCATCGTCCCACCCCATCGTCTGCTGATTCTCTTTGCTGTGTGCTGATGTCCATCCCCCGTCCTTGGCCATCTTTGTGATGGTTGCGCCCGTCACTATCTGACCATCATCATCAAAACCGTTCCATTTTCTTTCGCATTCTCCGTCATGATACCTGGTGGAATCACGCTGAGACCATGTGTCCCAGTCGTCAACACTGTATCCCTCATGCTTGAGCGCCATGCCGACCTGTACCCAGCCGTTGTAGTCAAGCATTGCCGGGTCGATGTAGTCGAGCAACGGCACCAGATCGAATTTTTCCATTTAGTCGTTTTCCTCCTTTCGAAGGCCCGCCGAGGGAATCGAACCCCCGTTACACCAGTGCGGGCTGTCAGCTTTTATGGCTGATACTGTGCCGGAACAATGCCGACTGGAATGCGCCATCCGTTGGCTGAGATACGTCCAATCATTTTACTTGCATGTTCAAATGACCACTGACCGACATGCAGAAAACCTTTGCGTTCCAAAAACCTGATTTGTTTTGGCGTAGAAAGTCCTTCTTGCTGGCGCTTGCTCAGCCTTTCTAGAATCAACGCCGCTTTGCCGGCATTGCCTACATCGTCGGGGTTGATCCCGAGATGTTCCAGTCGTGCAATCTGTTTCTGCGTAGGCGGTCCCATTTCCCATCCGAACGATGGTACATAGTCCGCCAGATCTTCCGCCTGAATGGACATTTCGAACTGGATTGGGTCGACCAGCTTCTGCTTGCGTTTCTGCATTTCCTTCAAATGTTCGGCAAGTGAATTCTCGCGCTCTGCAATGACATCTTTTGACGCCTGTTCTTCTGCTTCGCCGATATCCGTCGGTCCGCCTTCTCCGTTTTCCGCTTCATTTTCGAGGTTCTCGGTCATTTTCTGAGCAACTTCAGCACTCTTGCAGATGAGATGTGCCGGATGGCAGAGATCCATGCGGTCGGTGTGCCACAGGAAATCAAGCAGCAGCAGGTCTTTTTTGCCCGGTGCCAGTCTGGTACCGCGTCCGACCATCTGACTGTAGAGCCCGCGGACTTTTGTCGGTCTGAGCACCACCACGCAGTCAACGTCCGGGCAGTCCCACCCTTCGGTTAGTAGCATCGAATTGCAAAGAACCTGGAACTCGTTCTTGTCAAAACGTTTCAGAATCTGTTCCCGGTCGGGCGAACTGCCGTTGACTTCGGTGGCTTTCAACCCTTTTTCGTTAAGGATTTTGCAGAATTTCTGAGAAGTTGATACCAACGGCAGGAACACTACTGTTTTACGGTCCTTGCAGTGCTTTACCATTTCGTCGGCAATCTGCCACAGATACGGATCAAGTGCATCGCCGAGGTCATGCGTTGAGAAATCGCCAGCCGACTGCTTGACACCGCTCAAATCAAGCTTAAGTGGAATGGTCAGTGCCTTGATTGGCGAAAGATAGCCTTCCCTGATTGCCTGCGCAAGCCCATACTCATAGGCAAGGCTCTCGAAATACTCACCGAGGTTTTTCATGTCCCCGCGGTCAGGCGTTGCCGTAACACCGAGCACTTTTGCGTTTTCGAAATGCTTCAGCACTTTCTGGTACCCGTTGCTGATGCAGTGGTGAGCTTCGTCAACAACGATCGTGTCGAACCAGTCTGGCGGGAACTGGTCCAGGCGCTTGTCACGTTGCATGGTCTGTACACTGCCGACTGTCACACGTCGGTATGACTGCAGCGACGTTTCTTCTGCCTTTTCGGTTGCCGTCTGGATTCCCGTGCTTTTGTAGAGCTTATCTGACGCCTGTTCAAGCAGTTCACCACGGTGCGCGAGAATCAGACAACGGTCGCCGGCACGTACCTGATCTTCAATAATCTTTGAAAAGACAATCGTTTTCCCTGTTCCGGTCGGCAGGACAAGCAGTGTCCGCTTCTTGCCGTCTGCCCACTCTTTCTCGACCGCTTCACGGGATTCTTCCTGATACGGCCGCAGTTTCATAGCTTCGTCCATTTAATCACCGCCTTTAAAATCTTCCCGGCATGTACCCGGTTGGCTGTTGTGGTTGCGGTTGTTGCTGAACCGGCTGTGGTTGTGGCTGCGCCTGTTGAACCGGTTGTTGCTGTGCGACGTTCTGCGGTGTTGTTCCGTCTTCCGGTGCTTTGAACCGCTTGACCTGGTTGTTTGTGCGTTCTTCGCCGTTGCGGTTAGTGTACTGGTGTACTGACAGTTCGGCGGTTCCCGTTTTGCCGACAATGTTCCAGTTCGGTTGGAACGGCTGACCCGTCACGACCTGCTGCCCCAGGCAACGGAAGAATTCCGTCAGCTTCCACTGCATGCTCTTGAGCAGATACAAGCGTTCTGTGACTGTTGTTGTGCCATTGTTGCCACCGTCAAAGCGCAGTTGCACTTCCGCAAACGGTGCTCCGTTCGGAATCTTTGTCGAGTTTCCAGAATAGCGTTTGCGGTCCATGTTCATGACCTGGAATTGATACGTTCCTTCCGGAAGCGTCACAAACTGGCTTTCTTCGGCCGTGATAGGGCCATCGAAACTAAGAAACTCATTGTCGTTCATCATGTTGTTGTTCATATTGTCGTCCTCCCTATTGTTCTGGGTTGAAAAGGTCTGTCTGCGATGACTTGATCGTCACGAAAATGTCCAAATCCTTCAACGCTTTCAGCTTTTCCAAATCAACGTCCGAGCTGCAGGCTTCAAGTGCAATCTGCACATTGCCGTTCTTGTCGACCGTAAACTTCATGATGTTTGCGGCCAAATCTTCAATATCCAATTTTTCCATCATAATCTACCCCTTCTTCTATTTACCGATTACACCAAGCGCCTTGTCCCAATTAGCAGCGATGTGTTCCCATAAATCCGACGGGACGTTTTCCGCTGGCGTATCGATCGGCATGAACCCACCCTTGTAAATGATCTGCATCAGGTCAGCGATGGTGATCTGTGAGCGGACTGCCAAATCCGTCACGCTTGCTGGAACACTTGCCGGGAATTCGAATTCTTCACCGGTTTCCATCGGCTGGTCGAACGGGTCTGCTTGTTCTGTGGCGGAGATCGCCTGTTCAAACGGGTCGGCTGGTGCAGGTTGCGGTTGTGGTACTGACTGTGCTACTGGTTGTGATACTGGTGTTTCCGTGATTCCCGTTGCGGCAGTGTAGTACGGTGCGAATTTCTGGAAATCAAAAGGCATTACGTCAGGCAGACCAATGCGGTTCTTGGCATCCCATGCCGGCATGTGCGTCGTGTAAAGGACACGTTCGCCACCAGTGCCTTTTTTCTTGCCGTTTTCGTCCGTGACTAGAACTGTTCTATAATTGGCAAACAGGATCATGTCTGCCCATTCCTTGACAAGAGCTGCATCCCTGCGCTCAAGCTTGAGCGTGTACCGGTCAAACTGCCCCATTTCGTCAGGCAACTCGGTCTTCTTCTGCTCGGCATGAGCCGTAATGACGACGTTCATGCCGGCGTTCTGAATCTCTGTCAAAGCATTGAGCATTTTCCCCATTTCGTCAGACAATGCTACATAGCGTGCGCCGTAATTTGACGAATCGATTGCTTTCCAATGGTTAGCATTCATCAAGTACCGCTTGGCAAGTGTTTCTGCCCAGTCCGCCGTATCGACGATGACTGTCGTCGCTGGCTTGTCATACTTAATCCATTCCAATTCTTGGAGTAGCATTGTCCATGACGTCGGGTCTGGGGCTTTCTTCGCATTGACGAAACCTGTCGATCCTTCTGTATCGATAAACAGTGCCCCGGGGAACTGACTTGCGAAAGTCGTCTTGCCGATTCCTTCAACGCCGTAAAGCACTGTCTTCAACGGCTTGCTCTGCTTCGTGTCTTCAATTTCAAATCTCATTAAAATGCACCTCTTCCTTTCCAATCTGTCGTTTCAGTTGCCTCTTGCTTCCGGCTTGTCACTACACCGGCATCCCCTCCTTTAACTCTGCCGTCTTCAATGATGATCGAACACTCGTCGCCCGTCGATACACGGGTCGCAATGCACTGCAGACCTTCTTCTTCAAGCCACGCCCCGAATTCCTTGAGCGTTTTGAGATCCATCTGCTCAAGCCTATCCATGAGCACAAATCCGCATTCCGGCTTGAGTTTCCGGACAATTGCTGTGGCCACTTTGAGCTGTTCTGCGCCCGACATGCAGTCCCACTCAGCGCCGTTATACGTCAGCTTGCCGTCTGTGACCGAAAGCCCCGGCAACGGCAGGTCTGCACTGTCAAGCAGGTGCTGGCGTTTCTCTCGGATGTCGTCGATTTCTGCCGACAGGTGGTCATACCGGGCACGGTGCTCCCGCGCTTCGTCTTCGGCCTTTTCGCGGTCCAAATTGGCCCTGACACGGCGGTTAATGTCGTCAACATCAGCGAGCTTCTTTTCGATCTCGGCCGTCTCTTCATCGTGGAGATTTGCCACTGTCTTTTCAGCAGTTTTCAAGTCTTCGGTCAGCTCGTTTCTGCGCTCGTATAGCATTTCGAGCTCTTCTTCCGTGTCAATGATCGCATTTTCCACTTCATTGAGTTTTGCTTTGAGTTCTTCTTTTTGCTCCCGTTTCTCACGGTTCTTGGCGTTTTTCAAAAGGATTGCCTGCTGTTCCTGCACCAGTTCATAGACGCTGACCGGTTCGCTTGGCGTGTCCGGGTAGTACACCATTTCCTTGGCGTACTTTTCTTTCTGGTCAGCGATCTGACCGATGGTGTGGCGCTCGTTATAGAGTTTGTTTTCAGCCTGGTCAAGTTTTGCCAGCTGATCGCCAACGCCGATGATTCTAAGCAGTGTATCAGCTTTTGATTTTTCCGAAGCTTCCATGAACTTCGGCAAGTTAAGTGCCAGTTCTTCCGTGAAAGAGTTAAGCAGCTGTTGTCCGCCCTTTTTGCCGGAAGGGTCGATTACTTTCAATGCCGACGTCTTGCCGGTCCTTTCCACAACAAGCCCGTTGTTCATGACCAAGTGGAGCTTAGGCGGCAGAATCGAATCGTGGTTCTGCGCCCCGGAAGGCTTGTACTTGTTTCCGCCCAGCGCCCAGACGATTGCGTCAAGCACTGACGTCTTCCCTTGCGCGTTATCGCCGCCGATGATGGTCAGACCGTTTTCTGACGGCTCGAGCTTTACGGCTTTTACGCGCTTGACATTTTCTATTTGCAATTCTGCAATTTTCATTGCCATTCAGATTCCTCCCATTTTGTGTTACAATTACAATGTTTGTTATTTATGAACCGCCTTATCCAAGGCGGTTTTTTGTTCAGTCCACATCGATTTTGTCGAATTCCTCCAACATTTTAGACAGGGAAACATAAGGTTTGAACCACTTGTCGTCTGTTAAAATGAGCTGGTCGAACGCCCACAAAACACTGTGGGCTTTTTTTGCGTCACGCACCCAGTCTCTGACGATCTTTTCTGCGTAATCACTGGAAATGTCTTCCATAAAATCACCCCCTTACGATGGCGTCTTTTTCGCCATCCAGTTCTTCTAGAAAAACGGCAATGCAGGCAACTCTTTCCGGTGCCCAGTTTCCCGTGATGTCTCCGACAGTCCAGTATGCCAGGACGTCTTTACGTTCTTTTCTGATTTCAGATAAATTTTTCATTTGTTATCCTCCTCGATTCGCTCGATTTTATACACTAAACTAGCATTGATGGCCATATCAGGCGCAGAGCCTTTGTGGCTATCGTCGATCCAAATGGCAACAAAGCCTTCGTCAATTTCGATATCGTAAACGTCTAAAGTGGTAATCCGGCTTAAAATTTTACCGGTACTTCGCAATTCGATTCTCAGTAGATCATTTTCGACGGGATAACGTTCCTCATCGCGCTCTTCGTACGTAATTTTGAATTTTCTCATTTGATTTTCGCCTCCAATTGTTTGTTTTTGATCTTCATCAAAACTTTGTGGTTATGCTGTGTTAACCTCAATGCGATTAACAATTCCTTTTCAGTCATTTTCTCTTTCTCCTTACTATTTCGATTTCTTCGAGCTTTGCAGCTGTCGCTTCAAGCCCGTCAGCACCAAATTCTTGCGCCAGAACATCTATGATCTTTCCAGTGTCTCCACCACGCTTACGCACTTCTCGCAACTGGAATGCGGCAACATAGCCAATTAGGTCAAGGCCTGCTTTATAGCCGTATTCTTTAAACGTTTTTGCCATGCAATAAGTGGCGACGTTCTCTTCGTTTTCTGTCTCCCAGTCAGCGTCTGTCACCATGGCTAGCAACAGTCCCAACATGTCTAGACTGATGGTGATTCCCTTTTCCATTCCGATTCCTCCTTATCTTGGTAACTTGGCCCGCCAGTCAATCCGCTGACGGTTTTCTTCCATCCATTCCTTTGCCGGCTTGGCAAAGATTATGTTTTGCTGACCACGGGCGTTGGCACGGATCAGCCAGCCATCAGGCCCGGTAATCTCATCGTTAAACCGTGAGAAGATATAGAGCGCTACCCACGCTCGGCTTTTGTTTCCGCAGCATTTCTTGCGGAATTCGTCGAGCGACCACGTAATGCCCGACAAGTCTTGATTAAGCAGATCATCAATTCTGATGTTGACCAAGTTTTCGACATATTTTTGGTCAACAGTTATTTCTATTGGTGACATATTAAATCCCCCTTCCTGATTGCACTCAAAAGTACCCTCTCTAGCTAAGCTTAAAATCAGAGATGATCTTTAAGATCACTCTGTTTGCTTGCGGATTTTTCTTGCGCCCGGCCAAGTAATCTGACAAATCTTGCTTAGACATCCCGTACATCGTTGCTAACGATGCAATCGATATGTCATTTGCGTCAAGATATGCTTTGATTTTTTGCCTTCCATTTAAGGTCTCTGGCATAACAGCCACCTCCTTAGTCTGTCTCATCAGTGCATGGTGACCGACCCATGCAGACGGGGCATTAACCCCGTTTCGACAACTATCAGGGCAGTTCTCGTCATGGCAGGAAGGTCTCCCCCCGCTCGGATATGATCCCTGACAGGTGGCACTCTTGGCTCCGGCGGTGCCTGCCGTTAAATTTTCAAAGAACAAACAAACCCAAGCTGATTACTAGGCGTGTCATTTGTAATCGTCGGTGTCTAGTACCGACGAAGCTAGTTAGCGGCCCCGCCCTAGGCCTCATTTAATCGGAAATACGTTCCCGAACTTGGATAAGCAAAATTGTAAGTAGAAATGATAGAAAAATCGTATAAAATAGTTGACTATTTTATACATATATTCTACAATTAGAGCGTAGTTAATAAGCATCGAAAAAAGAATTAACCGGCCAAGGAACAAGCCTTTTTTCTTTGCTTTTGTCTATCAACTTAACTTACAAAATTTATTATACGCATATTTTCTACAGTGTCAACAAAAAACATAGAAAATTTGCATATATTTTTTTGTGAGTGCCCGGAAAGGACGATTTACTCATGAATCTTTACGAAAGAATAAAAGCCCTAGCTGACGCGCAAAAGATTTCAATTAGACGGTTGGAAGAAAATATTGGCTTCGGTAATGGAACTATAAATAGATGGAGAAAAACTACCCCTGGCGTAGATAAATTGTCTAAAGTGGCTGATTATTTCCACGTTAGTATCGATTACTTAATGGACAGGACGGATGATAACAACTCCGGCAAAACCGATATGACCATCGAAGAAGCGCTCGATTCTGTTATGAGTTACGACGGAAAACCTATCACGGATAACGATCGTGAAGTGCTGCGCGGCATAATTGAGGGATATCTTAATACCAAAAAGGGGTGATGCGTCCTGAAACGCTTGGAAATAGAAAAGAAATACGGTGTTACAGTGGCCTACAGTGACTGCCTGGATGGAAAAGGCTACTACATACCAGTCTGCAGAATGATAGTAGTCAACAGCCAGCTATCCGAGCAGGAACAGTTTGAAGTGATACTGCATGAACTTGGTCATGCTCGCCAGGCTGACTACTCCGGACTGTATAACTGTACTAAGACGGCGCATTCGAAAATGGAAGCCGAAGCAGTAAGTTTTATGCTCAGGGAAGAAGTCAAGGAGTATCTTTCGGAAAACTCATTGGAGAGTTCCAGTGTCAATCCGGTTGTTTTCCTCGAAAACCGGCATCTGTCTCTGAGATACGCCCCGGTCGTCGAGAAAATCTTGTCACAGATTTAAAGTGTCTGACCAACAGAGTCGATGTCATTAAAAGCTATCTCAATACTTATGTAAAAAGGAGGACATGCTATGTCCAAGAAGATTAAAGATGAAAACGGCAACGTGTACGTGCAAAAAAAGCCGTTTTACAAAAAGGTTTGGTTCTGGCTGTTGGTGGTTATTGTTGTCATCTGTGCTGGTGGTGCTTTAGGCGGCGGTGACGGTTCTAAATCGTCTGACTCGTCTTCAGCTGCTTCTTCCAAAAAATCAAACGATGCCGACAAAACGATTTCCGAGAACGCTGAATTCAGAAAGAAGTTTGATGCCATCAAGGTCGGCGACCTGATGAACCATGGCGATGGCGGCGACGCTCTTGCAGACGTTGAAAAGTCACTGGGTAAGCCGTCCACGACGTCCACTACCAATGATCAGGGCGTCAAGGTCAAGGATTATATTTGGACTAAGGGCAGTGTCAGCATCAATGTTCAGTTCAACGACGACAAGGTTGTTTCAAAAGACATTGACGGTTTTAAATTTGCACGCAAGACAAAGATGAATCTGGACGGCTTCAACAGCATTGCAGATGGCGCCACCTATAGTGATATCGTCGCAAAATTCGGCGAACCGGATGGCCTGGATGAAATGTTGGTCAGTGGCGAAAAGACTGTGACTGCCATCTGGTTAACCGGGACAAAAGGTGGTACTGTTACACTGCAGTTTACCAACGACGCTTTGACAAGCAAAACACAATCCGGATTAAAGAATTAAAGCATACGAAAAAAACCGTATCCCCCTAACGCCAATCAGACGGGATACGGCTACCAAAAAACAACGCCTAAAAGGTGCGCTATTTGTATACTCTATTTTACCATGTAGAAAGGAAGTTTAAAAGATGGCAAGTTACAAGAAATTAAAAAAGGGCTGGTCAGTCCGTGTTTCTAAGCGCGAAAACGGTAAGCTCAGACAAGTTTTCAAAAGCGGATTTGCGACTAAAAGCGAAGCCAAGGCATTTGCTTTTGAAGTCGAAAATGCAGACCCGGCCGAGAACGAGAAAAAGAAGCTTTTTGCGGATTATTTTACCGAATGGCATGAGACGTATAAAAGCGGCAAAGTTGCCCCTAGCACTTATCGTAAATATCTGCATGTCGATAAAATTCTGCATGACCACTTCCCTGATACCATGCTATCTGACATGAACCGTCAAAAATACCAACGGTTTTTAAACGATTTTGGGGCCGATCATAGCAAAGAGATGATGTCGGAAATAAGCATTTATGTACGAGGATGCGTTAAATCTGCATTGTACGATGAATTGATAAAAAAAGATTTCACCATTGGTGTAGAACTAGCATATGATCGCACCAAAACAAGACAGATAGAATATCTTAACTTCAACGAAATCCAAACACTGATTCAGACAGCGACCGAAAATTTGGACCCACGCTATACCAGTTTGTACATGATTATAACTGCTATTTATACCGGAGCAAGATTAGGCGAAATAGCAGGACTAACGTGGAAGGACATCGATTTTATGCATCAAACCATCAGCATTAACAAATCCTATAGCTACGTGCAGCGTGAGCTTAAAGAAACGAAAAGCAAGGCATCTAACCGTGTTATAGCGGTTAATTCAGGCCTGTTGACAATCCTTAAGCAACTTAGATCTAACGGGAACATTATGGTATTTGCAAATCAACGTGGAGAAATTCCTACTAGCAATGCCGTAAACAAAGCATTGCGCAAATTGATGTCTAAATCGGGCTTAAACAAAGCAGGATATCATTTTCACAGTTTGCGCCATTCACACGTTGCTTATCTGCTTTATCAGGGAGTGGATCTATACGCAATCAGCAAACGTCTCGGACACAGCGATTTGACTATCACGATGAAGAAATATGCATATCTTATACAAGAATATGAAGCTGAGCAAAACAAAACGATTGCAACAAAATTGCAACAACTTCAAGATTTTTAACTCTTTTTAGTTACAACTACAAA